TTGAAATCCTCGTTCGCTCGCGACATATAGGCATCCACGACCTTCTTGCGGGTATCGTCGTAGCTGCCGGTCTGCGGTACGCCAGAAAAGTCGAGTGGTGTCCCTACGACCGAATCCGCCGTGCGAGCACCTTTCGAGGCTAATTGACTCAACAGAAGTTTCGCCGTATTGGATTCGTCGAAAATAGCCTGCTGTTCAGGCGAGAACTTCTGTGTGATCGTCGCTTGATTCGGGTTGAGAATAAAGGAGTCGCGGTCCGGCTTCCCTGGACGCTTCATATCGAACGGTCCTTCGTATGGACCGCGCCCGCCACCGCCAAATAATCCGCCGAGAACCGGGATGTTGCCGAGAGCATCGAAATTGCCTTGCCCGCCGATGGGGTCAGCCCCGTCCATAATCGACCGCTGATAGCCTTCGTCGCCCAACTTCCAGCGGTTATAGGCCTGCTGATACTCTTTATTCTTGGCCTCATAGGATTGCATGGCTTTGTCATAGCCAGTCTGGTCAAAGCCCGTCCCCCATTCGACCGTTTGCGTGCCGTAGGGGTTGATGATGTTCGGGTTATTGATCTTGCCTTGGACCTGCGCGGCCTTGATGTTCTGCTCCCCTTGCTGCTGGGCCGCTCCCACATAATCAGGGGCAGGCGGAGGAGACGGCGCACAGGTCAGTGCGAAGCGGCTTCGGAAGTCTAGCGGGATGCCATTAAGCAGGTCGAGATGTCGCATAGGGTGACTCGTCCGCAACGGTTGCGGGGCTGTCGGCCCCTATGGTGAGAGTAAGGATTTTTCTATATTGCGTAATCACAGGCTCATAGTCAAGCAGCTTGAGGAGGCCATGAATCCCTGTCGTGTTATCCTGTTCGCACGAAAAGATGATTTCATGCACGCCCTGCTCGTGGCAGTACTGCTCAATATAGCGAAGGAATCGCCACGCAATCCGCCCCATGCGGTATTTGGGCTGGATGAAGAAGGTGTCCTCGGTCGCCATCTTGAGCTGCGAGTGCATCGACTCCATGATGTAGACCCCGAAATAGCCAACGAGTTCCTTGCCGTCACGGGCAATGATGGCATGGAAGCACCCCATGTCGTTGTATTGCTGGTAGCGGACCTTCGATGGATTAAACGGCTCGTGCCGCGTATATCGCTTCGTGCCTTCCCAATGGGTCTTGGCCAGGGGATACACTTCCTCCCAGATATCGACAATGCGTTCAGCCCCGAAGGTGATGGTCATAATCCCTCGCCTGGCTCATAGATCATCGACGACCCTGCCCATTGGCCACGCAACCCGTTCGAGACGATCCTGACCTTCCCAGAGAGCCAGCGCCCTTCGTAGCAGGCCGGAGCCGACCATTGCCGAACCAGCACCGAATCAGAGGTCCACATCCCTGCATCCCACAAAGAGGAGTCCCACGTTGACGCCCCACCAGGCGTGTACGTGACCTCGCCTACCATCGCCTTCTCCTCGAAGTCTACGTCGATATCGGCTTGGTACGTCACCGCTCCGTTCATCTTGAGGATCGGCATAAACAGCTTGGGGTGTTTGATGCCACCATCGCCAAAGTCCTGAAACGCTTGCTTGGCGTAGTAGGTGATGTTGGACCCGTTATCGGCCTCAGTCGTCCAGGCCTTATAGGTGCTGGTGCCACGGCAGAAATAGAGTTCTTTGTTCAGGATGCCGAAATCCTCAGCGTCCCATTCGGTAAACTTGCACCAGGATTTCGTGATGGTATTCATGACGAACTGTTCGTGTCGGCCATCCTCAGCGTATGGGACGTTGACGATCAGTGCATCCCGTGACGGCAGCGTGAGGGATTTCCAGCCAAACAGCGTGCCGTAGGTGCGGGCCGTCTCGGTGAACACATCCTGGATCTTGTACGACAGGGCGAACTTGGCCCGTTCGTCGCCGCTGGCAAGCAACGCCGACAAGGGAAACGCCCCCTGCTCTGTCAGGATAATGCAGTCACCGCCGTAGCGTTGGATACAGCGCCGACCCAACGGCTTCCCAATCACAAAGCTGCCGACCTTCGCCCAATTGGTCGAGAGCGAGGGGTTGGTGCCCTGGTAGACCAACGCTTCGCCTTCTGAAGTCACGGCGACAAAGAAGTCATCTGGCCCACTGCCTGCGTCACGGGTCCACACCCCGCAGGCCATGAGATAGCCACCGCGAGGCGCTTCCGGCGAGAGATCGAACTCGGTCAAGGCCCCGCCCGCTGCCCCAGCAGGAAGATACCAAAACGAGAGGGTATTGTTCTCGATGAAGAAGATGCGGCGCTTGAATACGGTGATGCCCACAAGGTTTTCGACCGCGTTGCTGGGATAGCCTGTTAAGGCAGGCGAGGTGAGATGCGTCACGGCTGTCCAGGCAGATCCGTTATAATACGCTGGCTTATCCACTCCATTCAGCCCGATCAGCCAATTATTCGTCCCGTCCCCGAACATCTCCCATTGGTGCTTGCCATTGGTCCTGGCGAGTCCAGAGGCCCCGACCGCTCCCGCACTGCTCACGTTGTAGATGCCGCTTGCCGTGAAGCCCCAGAGTTGGTTTGCACCTGTCATGGAATTGTAAGTCGCCAGCGTCTTGATATTGCCGGTCGTGCCGGTGGCGTGCGTGGTATGCCCACCACGCAGTTCCACGTAGGACGGACGCGGATACCAGTTGACCAGTTCCACCGCATCGACCGGCGACATCGAAGCCACGGCATCACGAGCGTTCCACCCACCGATAGGGGGCGGGTACGACTCAACTTTACTGACGGTTGAGCGTTGACCGCGTTTGGCTTTCAGAGCTGTGCGCATCATATTATTAGCTGCTAAAAGAGTACACCCTTGTTCCGCCGCCACCGCCTGCCGACATCGTGCCAGTCAGGTACTCTTGCTGCTCAAATTGCCCAGGCCCATAGATTGTGCCGGTGCGCACATCGTCCACGTCGGGAAACCGATGATGCGAATGATACGGCGACGGACAGGCTCGCAACACCACCGTGGACGGCGTGGCATGTGTCGTCCGCAGCACGACCTTGCAGAAATTTGGGTAGTTAATGTACGGCATTAGGTTCCATCAATGTTCGCAGGGACCAGCGTGTTGACCGTGGTGCCAGCACGGTCTGGACTGCCCGTGAGATAGGCCACCACATAATGATTCACTCCAGGAAAGTTCGTCGCCAGGTCGTAGCTGCCATCGGTACTCGACTGCACTTCGTACCCCGCAAACGCATCGTCCGATGTACGGAAGGCTTGGACGATCACACCCGATAGCGCCGCATCGTTGGTATCGACACACAGTCCCTTGAGGAACTTCAACGTCTGCGTGCCGTCGCCGTCACAGGAGTATGGCTCAAAGAGATCGCCCATCGAGAGATCGTGCCAGCCTGCCCCATCATTGCCGATGGGAGACCCTGTTGAGACTCGACACCCAAACGACCACAGCGAGTACCAGCGGTTCCGATCTTTCCATGTCTTCGGACTGCGGCATTGCCACTGCCAGCGCGGTTCATGCCCGCGCTCGACGAGCGCGGGTTGTAATGTCCCTGGCTGGCTGCTCCAACCGCCACCAGTCGCCCCTGCGGTCCCGTATTTCAGGTTGACGCCCATTACATCAGGCTCGCTAATTCGTGCCGTGCGGCCAACAGTTTCTTTTCTGCTTCGGTGCCGACGAGGGCTGTGTCGTTCGCGGGGACAATCAACGGTCGGCCATCAGCCCCACGGACTCGCCCGTGGTAGCTGTTCACCACGTCCTTCGCGGTGTCGAGCATCAGCATGGCGAACTCATGGTCCGTGATCGCCCCTTCGACCTTGCAGTTACCGGCACGGTCCATCGACACCGTAATCCGGCACACCATCGTCTGCCCATGCACGTCGTCGAGTGTCTGTCGCAGCATACTATTCGTCCACCACGAAATGAATATCGACCACGGCGCTGTTAGCTGTGATGTTCCACGCGCAGATCGCGGCCCCTGCGGCTGGCAACACAATGCCACGCGGGAAGGTATAGACGACGGCGGCACCCACGAGGGCAGCGAGCGAGAAGCGCCTGAAGAATTGCGTCGGCACCGTAGGGGCAGTCCCGAACGCCACCGCCCCCTGGGTCAATCCTGTCGGCCTACCTTCATCTTCGGCCAGCACGGCCACGCCACCCGTCAAGGTTGGAGTGTTGCCCGTGCGTCCCACTCCCACCACACAAGCCGTTGCGGCTCCGTTGAAATAGCCCCACTCCATGAGCGCCGCTTCGTTGGTCGCTGGAGAGAGAAAAGCGTGTGAGGCCGCCGTAATGGTCGTGACGGTTGTGCGTTGTGCGAGTGAATAAATGGCCATGATCGCTCCTTATAGCGTTTCTGCCACACGGACCTGAACGGTCACGCGCGTACAAGTACTGACTGATTCTAGCTCAAATCCCAACACATCACCAGCCGTGACTGCCGTGCTACTCCAGGTCGTCAACGAGGTGTCATTGGCTAACTGCGCAGCCGTCAGTGTCGGCTTCTCGGTCCCCGCAATGCGGTTGGCATCAGTCGGGATTGTGCCTGCCGATTTCCACACATCTACCACGGTGCTACCCGATACATCCGAGACCACATGCCATTGATCGATAGTCCCAGAGAATTGCGCTACCACATAGCCGACGCTCCCTGCGGTCGGGGGAGAGCCTCCGCCGTCAAAAGTCACGCCGATGGTACGCTTGGGAGCAACGCTCACGAGATCGCTGGCGGTATGATTGTGTGAGGCCGCTGCCGCCCCCAATGTCGCTAGTTGCGCCGCAGCATTGGCGTCATCCAGCAGAGCCTTGCCTGCCGTCGTGATGTCGCCGCCTAATTCTGTCGTGGTAACAACGCCTGCGTCGATCTCCCAAACCGCTCCTCCTCCAGATACGACAATATCGCCCTTGTCTCCATCCGACACGCCACTTCCACCAGATAACTGCTGCACGGCACCGGCTTCATCGAGGTAGTAGGCGATGCCAGTATCGAGATCAATGTAGATGGGCGTACCAGGCCATCCCACGAACACATCGGCAATCGGCACACCGGACCCACTGAGAACTTTGCTCATGGCAGATCCCAACTGTATTCCGGCACAATCACGCCAGGCCGTACACGCGGTTGCGAGCCATCCATATACAGCGTCGGCTTCCCACCGTCACGCCCCAAGGCGTTCGCCACTTCTGATTCATAGGTGCGGAAATCCTCAGCGTATTCCAGCCCGTGCTCTTTCTTCCACCGCCATCGTAAGCCCAAACGTAACAGTTCTTCCGGCAGTAAGAGCGTATCGGTGTCGAGCGTGAAGTATTCCTTGTAGGTCGTGCCATCGACGCCCAGAATCCAGTTCTTTGAGAGGTATTCAAACGACAGGGTATGTCCGGCTGGAGGCGTGGGGGTGAGCAAGAGTTTGCCGCCGCGCAGCCGGTAGCGATACCGTGGGCTCACGCCCAACGTCGCCTTGAGTCGTTGCCAGGCCGAGGAGTTGATGAGCGGCACCGGCAGCTTATCGCTTCGATCCCACATCGTCTCATGCAGCACCGACCGGAACCCGTTCGTCGCAATGCTAATAATGGTGCCTTGATCTTCGGCGGCAGTCGTCGTATGGGTCGCCTCACGAACCAAGCCTTCCCATTGCCCACGCTGCGACAGTTCCTGCCCTTCTTCTTCGAGGAGGGCACGGAACTGGATCACCTGGGCGTCGCCATTGCCCATCACGGAGGAAGGAACGGGCAGTTTGGTTCGCTGGCAGAATCCTTGAACAATGGTCAGGAGTGACATGGGGGCTCCTTACAGCGTTCGGTACTTCGTCCGCAATTCCGCCAACGTCCAGTGGCCTTTGTCGATCCCCACGAGCATCATGGCCTTGACGACCTTGCCGCCAGGGGATTCCAGGAACTCTTGTAACCCGGCATCCTTTTCGGCTGTCAGTTCAGCCGCCGTCTTGAGCCTCCAGCACACCGCCGCATTCATCGGATCGGTCTGCCAGGTGTCACTGAACACATGGATGAGTGATGGACGTAAGGCCACTTCTACGAGCGTGTCACTGACCGGCGTCCCGTCGGGCACTTCGAGATAGTGTCCTAATGGCTTGCGATAGGCTTTCATCTGTTACCTCGCATAGGTTACGTTGAAGGAACCGGCATCAAATGTATTGGCTCCCGCCAGCGTTGTGAGCCGCACACGGTCAATCTCGGCGCTCAAGGTTTTGGACCCAGCGCCAACCGTCACGCCCCCTGAATCTGCGCGGGCACACGTAATCGCTGCGCTCCAAGCGTGAGCCGTTGCGTCCGTCCTGGTTAGGATGACCGTGAATTTATAGTTCCCCGCCGCAATAGTGGCAACATTGAGCAAGAATCCAGAGGAGTGTGTCGTGGCGGTGCCAGCGGAATTTTCCGTTGATCCTGAATAGCCGCTTGTTTCGATTCCGCCCGCGTCACCTAACTGGAGCATGAGTTCGTCCGTCCCGTTCGTGGAGACGCTTTCCCCGGTGACCACGATCTCGCGCACACCGGCTGGGATGCCCGTAAAGTCGTTCGAGGTCCCCGATGTCGTCGGGATGGCAGTCCCGATGACCATGAGATTGTGATTGGGCGTCAGCGCCGTCGTGGCGCTCGTCATGGCGGTGACTTCAGCCTGCGAGGCCACGACTGGCACATTGCCTGTGGCGTCAGGGAACGTATAGGTGCGGTCAGCGGTATTCGCGTGGGTGAAAATCGCTTTGTTGACCGCTGTGGCAATGAAGCGATACGTGGCGGTCAGGGTAGCCCCAGCTACGCGGGTCAACAGTTGAAAGTAGGTATCTTCGGTACCTGCGCCCACATCACTCGCGGCGGCTTCAATCCGGCCAAAGTCTGACGGGTTTTCGTCAGCACTTTCGGCTCGTAACAGAATGCCCGTGCCGATGCCTGCCGCAGGGGTGTTGCTGGTCGTCGAAGTAATGGTCAGCGGCACATCGACCGTATTGGTGCGGGCATCACTGACTGTGATGGTGGTATCTGCCGTGATCGTGGGATGGTTCGCCGTCGTCACGAACGATGCGGCTCCTGTCGTGCCAAGAATAAACCGCGTGCCGTCGTAGGTGATCTCGACCATCATGCCTGACGGGATGTCGCCAGCCACCAGGGCCGTTGTGCCGTTCTTCGTAATCGCTTTCGCGGCCAGTCCTGATACCTCGACCGTTACGTTGGTCGTATTGGCTCCAGAAGCGATGAATCTGAATGTCTGCCCAGCGGCGTAGGCTGCGATGGCGGGGTTCGGCGTCAGCGTAATGACATCGGCAGTCCCACCGACTGTAGCCACGTACACACCTGTCCCGTCCACAATGTTGCCGATGTTGGCCGAATCGGTCCTGGCCGATCCGTCAGACAGCCCCGTGAACTTATGCGAAGCCATCGGGATGTTCTGCGTGACGGTCGTTTGCCCATCTTTGCAGATCGCCGTCGAGAGGCCCGTGGCAATCTCCTGCATGGTCGTGTTATGGACCGTCGAGGCGATGGACGTGCCGGTGACGACCGGATTGCCTGCCGTGTCAATCGTGAACGAGCCTGACCCGTTGTACGCCATCGCGCCCCCTTAATTCTTTGGCTTCTTCGCCTCAACCATCTTGGACAATTCCTCGACCTTCGAGGTCAAGTTCTTGACCGTCTCGGCCAGGACTGCATTCTCAGACTTAAGCGTCGCCATCTGCATGGCTCCTACGACCTTATCGGAGTTCTGTGCGAGCCAGGATTCAGCGCGATTCTTCATCGCCACTGCCCCCATGCCGATCACGGCAATGGCCTCTGCGCCGACGTTGGCTAAGGCTTCAACCGTCAGGATGTTGAGACGGATCAAATTCTCTTGCTGGGCACCTGTCAGCAATTTCCATCCACGGATCGGCGTCCCATCCAAGGGAATCTCTTTGCCCTGTTGGTAGAGCGCATAGTCCGCCTTCCACTTCTGGACCCATTGCGGCATCACGCGGCCCGTCTGTTCTTCCTGCTTCAACTGCTCAAACCACGTCTTGACCTTCTGGATATGGACATCGCGTGACCCAGGCGGCGTGATCTTCACAAAGTCCACGTCGATGGCGACGGGGCGGTTCTGCTCCTTGCTGGCGACGTAATCCTCCAGCGTCTCCGTCACAAATGTCACGTAAGGCATATCTCTCGCTGTCAGCGCGGGGACACCTTCAACTGCTGTGGCCATGGTCGCTCCTTCTGGTGAAGGACGGGGGAAGCTGTGAGCCGCCCCCGTCCGATGAACTTACTCAGGGAAATCGCACAGAATGATCTTGGCTGACGCATCGACCGCGTAGGCGACGATGGCGTCCGTCACCAAGGCTGACACGTCCAGGGTGCCATCGGTGGCTCCCACGACAGTCAGGGCGTTCCCATCGGCTCCTGCGGTGAGCGCCGGAGTCAGCGTGGCCGGGCCTTTCACCTGAATCCAGCCATAGCCTTCATCGGGGATGACCGCCTGCAGCACCCCTGCGCCCAACCCTGCCGAATCCGACAGGTCAGACGTGACTTTGGTAAACGACCCAGCCGACGCGCCGCCTGGCGCGTAGTAGTACGCGACGTTGCCTGCCACGGCAGCCACCGCGCCAGAGGCGGTGTCGTACTGCACATATTTGTACTTCTTGCCGTCATGCGTCATGCCAATCGCGCCGAGCGCAAATTCCGGCCCTTCGGTGCTGGTCCGTGTCCGAGTGAGTAACATACCTGCGATATAACTCATGGCTCAATCCTCCTTCTTCAGATTCAATTAGGCAATCACGACGCCCTGCATTTTGCGGTTCGAGCACACAATGTTGCCCATCCACAAAATCGGCACCACTTCACCGTCCTGATTGACCGGCTCTTTCTTGTCCATCGCGCTCAAGTCGGCGTCCGCATGGGTGCAGAGCTTGAGGTAGTTGGTGTTAACCATGTACATGTGCGCGGCAGGAATCCCGGTCGCCGTGGTGTCGTACATGACATCGGCGTTCTTGTACTTGAGGCTCAAGAACCCACCGGACTCGCTGGACGAACTCGCGTACCGCTTCAGCGAGGTCTGCGACGCCTCGTAGTACTGGTAGTACGTGCTGTCCGCCACGATCAGGTCTGGCTGATCGCCTGATCCACGGTCAATGGACATCCAGAGCGGCAACATCACCGAGTTCTCGATGGTGTTGGCCCCGATGGTGACGCCGTTGCTCGACAGATCGAACACGGTGTTCTGCCAGAACGTCCACGTATTCGCGTCGATCCCGCCGACCGTGCCGGTGTTGACATCGGCAATAATGGCCTGGAGCCCGCCGATCTGATTCGACAGGGAGCCTGCCGAATACAGGTCGCTGGAGAAGTTGTTGTCGAAGGTCCGGTACGCATTCTTCATGCGAGCCGCGACTAACTTCTCGATCTGCGCATCCCCGCTGTTAATGCGAAGGTCGCGTCCACTCGCCACAATATGAATGGCGATTTGTTTCCACTG